TCTTTTAGCTGAAGTACGAGATCATACAAGTATTTCATTTGCTTAATGCGTTCATTCCAAGAGCCATTAGTAGTTACTTTTGATATAAGATCATAAGCGCCTTCTTTGGATTTTGTCTCAAGTAATTGATAAGGATTTAAACCTGCACCCCGTAACTCACCAATAAGCAATTTAGCAGATAGACGCGAACCCCAGGTTTTAGGATTCATAGCGTCCACAAAGTCCATTGCTACAGCTTTTACATCAGTAAATACATCTTTGATACTCTCTAGTGATAACTTAAACTTAGTGAAGTCAAAAACATTAAGCTCCTCAAGAAGATTCTTAAGATACCAAACACCAGCAGCAATTACTAGAGGCCACTTGAAAATAGCCTTAAAGACACCAAGAAGTCCGTGAAATGCAAACGATACGGTCTTTAATACAAAAGCTAATTGTACATAGGACGTAACAAGTTCCCAATTAGCGGTTATAAAGGCTCGAAGTGGAGCTAGATTATTCTTGGTTTGGATTGCAATTTTACCTAAAGCCGTTGCGAAGTTATCAAGAGCTTGCCAACCAGCACCAAACCAAGTCACAACATCACGACCCATAGAGCCGAGCTCACCTTGGTCGGTCATAAGTAACTCAGAGATGCTTTTTAATCTTTTTACCCATTTATCATAAATAGCTGTAATCTTTAAGGAATCCATAGACAAGATTTGAAGTGTGTTATGCAATATCTCTTTCTGCGCTCCTATTGTCTCATTAGCTCGTATGATTGCAAGGCCATATTCGCTGATAGCATCGGTAGCTAATTTCCATTTCTCTGCATTCGATGTAGTAAGTTTGTTAATTCCATAGAGCTTTTCCTCTAACTCAGGAAAACGAGCCAAGAACTTACCGAATTGGTCACTGATACGTAGTGAGCCATTAAAGATACCTTGAATCTCTTGACGAATTTGCTTAGAGCTACTACCTGTTGTAACAGCAATTTCCTTAATGGCAGCAACAGATATAAGAGTTTTTCGTACATCTTGCTTGGCTACAATTACACCAAACTGAGCAAGCTCTTTATATGCATCACTTATTTCTTCAATGGATAACTTATATTGTGGCATGATACGCATTGTCTCTTTCATCGTATCAGCCATTATGTTAGAGAATACATCAAAGCGTCCTTTATAACCCCCACCACCTGTACTTAATAATGCTAACATACCAGATACAGTAGCAGCTGAAGATATATATTGATCCATTGCCGTGACACCACCACGAAAAGCTTCAGTAAGTTGCGCTATAGCACCCTCGACAAGATTAATAGCTCGATATGCTATACCGAAACCGATGGCTACACGACCAAACGAATCCCACCAAGTCTTTTGGGCTTTTGTATTCTCCCTAATTACGTTACCATATTTAGACCAGATACTCGTAGACCGCTTAACAGCCCTAGATGTTTTAATTACAGCTTTCTGTGTCTTTTGAGCCTCTTTAGCTGCAAGCGCATAGCCTGACTTAAAGCCGTTTAAGTAATTCCGGGCTTTAGCAAGTGATTTATTTGTGGCATCAATAGAGCCTTTAAGTAACTTCTGGCCTTTAACAGCATTAGAGAGCGAAGAGTTGCCTTTCTTCATCGCACCAATAAATTCAGTCTGAGCCTTGCGGTTCTTCTCAAGAGCAGGCTTAACATTCTTTGCTACATTAACAAAAGAAGTAAGATTCTTGATTTGCTTGGTTAAGCCATTTACCGTAAAATCGTATCTAAGTTGTCCACTCATCTATCGGCTCCGTAAGGAATTCCAGCTATTAGTTATCTCAACAGCACTTGTATCTTTCTTTATGTTATGGGGATTCGCGAGCTTCTTGTATCCATTAGCTACCTCGTCTTTCCGGGACTTGCTTTGTATTCTGTGCATCCCAAGTAATTCCATGTTCATTAATGCTTTGTTTGTCCGTTGACGTAACGCCTCTTGATAAAGGATACTTAGACGAGATACATTGAGGGTCAAGAGGTAATCTAGACCTAAGTGCAGTTCGCTAAGTATGGTTCCTATCATCAAGAGTTTTTGGTCATCTCGCTGCGTTATTTCTGATCGAACAAACTCTTGGACAAAAAATCCAATGAGCCTTGTAATTCTACGACGCCAATACCTTTCAGCGCATCGCTTGTAGTTCCAAAGGCTTTCGCTACAACATCCCGAACACCTTCCATAGTAGTGGTCTCGTCGATCTTAGTAATAGCATCCATAGCACTATCGGTAAGATCTTTTACGATATACTGAGAACCATTAGAGAGGTTAATTGTACATTCGCGGGATTTAAGGAACTGGTTGCCGTCGAATACTTTCATTGCTGTTTTCCTTCAAGCAACGGGGCTAGTTATACCCCGTTGCTCTAGTTAAGATTTAAGATGTAACGGAGTTATCTCCGAAGTAATAGGTGACTACTTTGTCAACACTTGATGAGGTGCCCCAATTAGCACTGACTGTCGCCGGGAAGCACTTGAATGTAAGTTTCAATACGCGCTGGTTATCAGCATCGTAAGAAAGCTCTACATCACTAACAGGACAAGCAGCAGGGAACGTGATGAGATCGGTATCATCGGTACTCGGTGCCCCATCGACGTACTTGACCAGTACGAGACTTTGTGCATTAGTGAGCATCGATGTACCTACGTTGTTCTCGCCAGGAATACCACCCGTAAGCAGCGTACCGAACTTAGTTTGATTAAGTGCGATAGCAAGTTCATCAAACGTAACTTCTGCAAGCGCAGTTTCGACTTCAATGGTTGTACCAGTGATAATGGTATCTTCGGGACTTGAACCATATTGGTCAGATTTAAGATCAATAGAATCATCTGTGATCTTTACTGTGACACCGCCGTGAGTCTTACCGAGATCGACCTCGGAACCCGCAGTACCAAACTTGACTTGGCAAGGGCCTAATTCTAAAGCCATGTTAAACCTCCGTGAATAGGTTTATAATTGAGCTGAACATCACCAATCCTCTATCGTCTTTTCCTAGAAAGCTGGGCATGCTCACAGGTACAGTATTGTTGACGTAGTAAGATGGAAGCGTAAAGCCATTAGAGAAAGCAAGTATGTTATATACAAGCTTTATTTGAGTTAAGGTTGTAAGATAATCTTGGTAACGAGCATTTATAAGGATCTGGGCAGTAGCCATACGAGAATCATTCTCTGTGCCGCCTAGATCACTAATAAGAACACCGACACGATCTTCTTCTGGATACAAGCCCCAGAATAAATCGGTACCAACTATAAGCGTTGTTTCCGATTCGACGTAATCTAGTAATTCTTTAGTTATCATTTGAATATCCTGCTTAGGTATGAATCAATAATAGAGCGATAGAAACCTATCTTGGAGCTAATGAATCCTGGGCCGGATTCAGCATCTGATAGCTCGCCAGTCCAGTCGTGCATCTTCTGAGCATAACCGGCGGTATATATTATCTGTATGCTGTCCATACCAGCCGACATAGTACCGCCGCCATCGTCAGGTAGATGCGTTAAGTCGCGACCCACAGTTCTTGGATTTGATCCCTGAGCCTCACGCATACGATGAGTAGAACTTACGAACTTACCATTTACGTATGCGCGTCCACTTCTACGGAGAGACCCTGTATCAAATGCGGGTCTTGGTACTTCTGCTACCGTGGCGCGAAGAATATCCTTGGCAATCGGATTAGCTATGAGCTCCAATTGACTGATTCGATATTCTAGGTCAAGGATAGCATCTTTAGACATAAGAGATTATCTTGTAATTATAATGTGGTATATTATGAGGTTCGAGGTTATTTATGTAGTAAATAACACCGGAGATCTCAATAGCTGTGTCTAGTGCAAAACTTGTAGTATTCGTCGTGTATATTTTGCCACGAGATACAAGAGATCCATCAGAGGCAAAAGTAGCTTCAGGCTCTATGTAACCCTTACAAGTAATTGCAGTACCTTGTGTCACAGTACCGTACTTGTCTTTAGTCTCACTAGAGTAGCTAAAAGTATCTCGTTGTGGAAATAACATATCTAAATACCATCTTTAGTAAAGATGTAATCGCTATCTTCGATATCTGTATAGGTGCCGTTGTTACTTCCAGCACCTTTGTCTTTGTAGTATTTCATACGCATCTTTAGATCCGCGATGTCTACGCTTTCATTAAAGGAGCCTATTGTAAGCTGTCGGCGACCTCTATTGCGATTAATTAGCATTTGTAGCACATACGCACAGACCAAGTAGAGGTTAGATACCCCTACTTGATCTATTGCATATTGAATACTATCATCGCTAAAATCAGTGGTGTCTAATTGAAGCTCGTATCTAACATCAGAGAGAATAGCCACGATAGTTCCTCGTTATGCTACAACGCCATTTAAAAGATAACCAAGATCAGCAGCGACAAGTTGCATGTCGGCGTAATCGTGGACTTCGACGCGACGAGCAGACTGCTTGGGAAGCTCGAAGTTCTTGATACCGAAACCGCCAGCGCCAAAACCATTCCAAGTGAAGCGGTAGCCAGCTGAAGGCTCTTCAAGACTCGGAGACTTGGAAGTGTAACAGAGCAGGCAGTTCTTAGCCCCGATGAAACCTTGAGAAGCGGTAGCACCATAAGCGGCAGAATCGTAAACACCTGACATGACAACCACTTCATCTACTTCAAACATACGAGCCAGCAACTCGGTCGTGACATTCGCACTGGAAGTATATTTGATCTGGTCTTTAATGTCTGAGTGACGTTTCAAGATATTATATACCTCGTAGGTAATAACCATCTTGTTGGGCTCGAAAGATGTATCTTTCTTGACCGTAGCTTTCGCAAGATCAATGTCGCCAAAAGGATCGCCAGCGCCAGCAGCAGTCCAGAGAGTTGAAGGAGTTACGTCATTGCCCCATTTACCAGCGACGAAGAAATTAGAGGCAAAAGAGACTTCATTTGCGATCTCGATCTTACCAGCGACTCGACGTGTAGCAGCTTTTTCAGGATTCAGAGGCTCGGGATCGTTAGCGATGTACTCGTCCGGCACGTCGTCATGAAAAGAAGTATCTTTGCAAGCGTACGAGGCTGTTCCACGAGCGTGCGGAGAACCAACACTCTCGGTACCAGGCGCACGAACAGCAGCTTCGTTCTTCATCCAGTAGGACTTATCGTAAGTCGGGTATGTACTGGACATGAGTGCAACAGGACAATTCGGAAATACGCGACCCGCTACAAAGTTTGTGCTGGCTTGATTGTACTGAAGGCCAACGTTGGTAAGTGTTGCACTATATGCTGTCATTAAACCCATGATAATTCTCCTTTATACTACTTTAGCGGCAACAAGATCACCGGAAACGCCACCCTCAAGAAGAACAGCAACGATAAGATTATGGTCAGTAGAACTAGCGACAGCTTTACCAGTAGCGCTAGCTTTAACTGTTGCGCCTGCGGTGAGTGTAGCACCAAGTTCGATAAGAACTGTGCCGTCAATAGCCACCACACAATCAGTGTCGGTAATATCATAACAGACACCAACACCACGAAGAGTAGCACTGAGGGTGCCGGCACCAGATAAGATTTCACCGCGAGTGATAGTGCTTGCGGTGGTCATTGTGATAAGAGTATTGCCTTGAAAACTCATAATTAGCTCTCCTTAATACTTAAAGATTCCGGGATATGTTTTCGATGCTTCGGCAATCGCAGCATCAATATCAAGTTTGGGATCGAGGTGACGGACAGCAGCTACAGCTTCGTCAATCGTCTCGGGTGTAATAGGATCATTAGCGTCGCTAAGACCTGTGGACTCGCTCAAGCCATCAGCAAGAGATTCCTTGGCATTATGCAAGGCGAGAGTTGATTCAACTACAATCGTCGGATCTTCCATGGCAAGCAAAGATTCAATGAACTCGTCAGATGCTTCGTAGCCAGACTCTGTAAACTGAGCAACGAGCTTAGTACGAGCAGAATCTTCATCAGTGGATGCAGACAACTCGTCAAGCTGACTCTGTAACTCTACAGCATCAGATGTAACCTCAGCAAGCGAGCTTTTCAAAGTTTCGATAGTTTCAATAGCGTCAGCCGCAGAAGCAACCAGAGCATCGTACTCCGAGACTTTTACTGTGACTTCGGCTTCAACAGCAAGAGACTCATCAATAGAGCTTCGTACTGCTTCTGGCAGATTTGCGTCAGTAAGACAAGATAACAGCTCTTTGCTGTCCATTGTGCTCAACGCTTCTTGTAATTCTTTTTTCACGTTATAACCTCCTAACGTAAGTGTGAGATTAATTGCAGTTTCAAGATTACCTATTTTGTCAACCAAGCCTGCGCCCATAGCTTGGGATCCAATAAACATACGAGCTTCTGCCATATTAGCGAGGCAGTCAGCTACGGAGACACCACGAGATTCTGCTACGTGATCTACGAACATCGAGTAGTAATAGTCTAGTGAGGATTGAAGTTTGTTCTTAGCTTGGTCGGATAGAGGTTCGTGGCGATTGCCATCACCTTTGTACTTGCCCGCACTCAAGACTGTAGACTTAATTCCAGCAAGCTCTTCGGCAGCTGCTTGTTCTTGGTGAACCATGATCACGCCGATAGAACCGATTTGAGTAGTATCGCCAGCGACAATAGCGTCAGAAGTAGCACCAATCCAGACACCAGCGGAGGCCAGTAATCCATTAGCGAACGTTACGACAGGCTTGGTGCTCTTTGCAGATTTGATGGCGTCGGTTACATCAGTTACGCCATCTACCGTACCACCAGGAGTATCTAGAGAAAGCACGATGCCTTTAATGCTATCATCTGCTGAAGCTTTAGCTAGATCTGAGATCATCTGAGTGCCGCTGATACCACCGCTTGCTGCATTAAGCCCTGAGAGCTTTTTGTGAAAAGAGCCCTCGTAAGACAAAACCGCTACGCCATCAATAACATCGTAACCTGCTGTAGACTCGTCAGAGAGTTCGACAACATCGCCAGCAATGTAGGACTGGAGTGCTGACTCCATTACAGATACATAGCCAGACTCGATGGCCCATGCGTTACTATAAAAATACTTGCTTAGTGCTTGACCTTTCATAATTAAGAATCCTCGTTAGTATTTAGGCCGCTGTTGGCTTGCTTTGGCTTAGTGTCGTCATCATCTTCTCGATCTTGCTGTTTTTCTACCAGCGCGATACGTGGGTTTGCTTTGTCCATTTCCGGGAGTCCTGCGAGTCTCCTTAGCTCTACTTCTAATTTCTCATCAGGAGTTATTGCGTTGAACTTGAAGAGTCTCGCGAGGAACGCAGCGACTTCTTGTAAGTCTGGACGATTAGCGCCGATAGGAACAATAGTAGGGGCCTTGCGTAGACCATTAAGATCCCGTAAGATATGAGTTCCCATATACTGCGTGTTTATTGTGCGAGCAATGATGTTCGCGTAACCTTCAGCAGCTTTGTAGAAGAGCTCGGATTGTTCCTTGCTTAGAGCGAAGGAGCCGCCGCTGTTGCCTAGTCCGAGGACTAGAAATTGAGATAGGACACTCATAGCAATACGAGTGTCATAGCGATTAATAACATCGTTTAAGTCAAACTGACGTTGCCCAGGACTACCGATGAGAGTTAATTCCCAACCAAAAGGAAGTACTACGCCCTCCTGCTCGTTACGCTTGATGTTTTGAACTGTGTTCCAGGCCCAATTACCAGCAGCGTTGATAGCACCGGTTTCGTCGGTAAGTTCGATATCTTCGGGAGGAGTAAGAGTCGGGAGACCGGTGAGGTCTCGTTCGATGCCTATGGATTCAAGTCTCTCGATGTTAGTGCGGTAGTACCAATCGCGATAGGCATTGCGAAAGATGGACTTGCCTTCGGGATTATTCTTGAAAGTAGATGTACGAAAGTGTAAGCAGCGTTTGAGATCTACGGTTGCGCTACGTCCTTGGGAGTCTCGTTGATCGAAGCCTATTGCGAGGTTCCGTTTGTCCATGATCCAGCGGGTAACTGTTTCTTGTGGACGATTTTCGATGGCTTTCCAGACATATCGACCTTTCTTGTTGCGTTCGATTATCACCTCGAAGGCAGAGAAACCATAGTCAAGGAATGAAGTGATGTCGGTTAGACGTTCATTCCAGCCTACGTTCTCTAATGACTCTTCCATGATGCCGTGGGTATCGTCATCTACCTTCCAGGTGATTGTATCAATGATCTTGTCTATAGCTAGTCGTATGCCGCCACAAATAGCATCGTCGTTGCTCATCTTGCCAAACTCAGTGTATTTGCGTGAGCCTTTGAGCTTGTTTTGGAGTTCTTCGTCCATCGAACCGTATTGGTTCTTTGGGCCTCCAAGACCAACGAAACTTTCATAATTTGTCATAAACCAGTTACCTAGTAGAGTTGCTGAGATTCAATATTGAGAGCAGGATATAAGAATAGCTATAGGCTTTGATACCCAAATTTATGTAGTGTTTATATCCTCTGGAAAGATGAGACTGCATGTAGATTCTCGTTTATATCTTTGAAAGTAGAGATGTCCGAGAACGCGAATGAGTTAGAGGGCGTAAAGTGGCGTAGGGTTGAGACGGCCAAAGAGTCGCTATAGTCTGGAGAGAAGCCTAGTGATGACTTGATGTCTTGTTTCGAGGTTATGCGTTGTTTGTTAGTGCGTGGATCGGGCTCGATGTGGATTTCAGTTAGTTCTTGGATGTAGCGATCGTGATAAGGCAAGTAAAAGTCCTGGATGTTCTCGCTCAATTGCGAGTAGATTTCGGCTCGTATGTTTATATAACCATCGGGGTCATTGGCTCGTCCATTTGCTACGAACTTGAATGTGCGGTAACCTGGGCGACGTCGCATCATATCATAAATGGGGATTCCTAGACCTAAGTAGTCGATTATAAGCTCGGAGCATTTCCACTCTTTCATGAGCTTGTCTACCTTGTTCATTAGTGGTACTGTGTCTTGTGCCTTTATGCGGATGGGAGGATAGACGTAGAAACCTCGACGGAACGTCAAGACGCTGTAATCGCCGCGACCGCCAGCAGGGTCTAGACCGGCTACAAGTCGTCCCATCTCGGATGCATCTTTAAGCTCCATTGATCTATGGCGCTCGAAACAAGATGTAAGCGTATCTACGTCTGCTATAGAAGTGAAGCCGGATATCGGGAACTCGCCGAGAACTTTGGTGCGAAAGAAATCCGAGTCCTCGCCGTGGATGTCGCGCATCCGTTGCACGTAATCGCCCTCGACGAAAGGAGAGTTTATTGACGAGAAGGTGTATTGATGCCATTGGGACTTGTTCTTGTTATGGGAATCGTAGAA